CTAGACGCTCCTTTGACAATTAAAAATCCCGGCGCTTCCGGTGACCAAAACATCCTGACGGTGCAGCAGAACGGTGCAGGCACAAGCACACTTGCGAAGGTTGTTTACAACCAAACTGACGACAGCATGAAGATCATTAACGCTTCCACTTTTGCTGGGAGCTACATGGGCTTCTGGACCAGCAACACAGAGAAGGCCCGCATCGACTCAGGCGGTAGCCTGTTTTTGGGAACGACTAGTTTTTCTGCGTTTCCTACACAAACAACTGGCAACATGGCCGTTTTCCAGATGGGCATTACGTATGGCCGCTCTCCGCAAAACGCTTCTGGCCGTTATTGGTTTTACGGGTCAGAAGGGAGTGCTGGCGCAACATACATCATCTACAACAACAATAACACTGGCGTTTACCTAGCCTACGGTGGAACTGCTTGGACAGCCAACTCAGATGAGCGCATGAAGACTACGCTTGTCCCGTTTGAGGACGCGGTCGGCAAAGTCTGTTCGCTCCGCGCTGGCACAGGTCGCTATCTGACCGACGAAGAAGACGTAAGCCGCTCCTTCCTGATTGCTCAGGACGTGCAGGCTGTTTTGCCAGAAGCAGTGGACATAAAGGAAGATGAGCAAGGCACCCTCGGCCTTCGCTATACGGACGTTGTGCCTCTGCTCGTAGCCGCGATCAAAGAGCAACAGGCTCTCATCACCGATCTCACCGCCCGCATCGCAATCTTGGAGGCCAAATAATGTCGCTCATCAAACTCCAAGGCAACGCCTCTGGCACGGGTGCGTTTACCATCGCTGCCCCCAACGGGAATACGTACACCTACCTCCATTGCAAGCCTGACGGTACTCCTTTCTACGTAGGTAAAGGTTCTATTCGTCGTTCTAAAAAGTTGTATGACCGTAACGAGCACCACACGAGAACCGTAGAGAAGTACGGCAAAGAAAACATTCTGATTGGACGCATTGAGTGCTCTAACGACGAGATTGCCTATGAGCTTGAAAAGGGTCTCATCAAGTGTTTAAAGCTGGCTGGCCTTCAGTTGACTAACAAAACAGAAGGTGGTATTGGTGGTTTTCAAGACCAAGTTCCTTGGAACAAGGGTAAATCATTTTCAGAAGAACACAAAGCTAAGTTGTCGGCGGCTAGGCTTGGAAAAGCTCCTTGGAATAAAGGTAAATCTCTTAGCTCAGAATTAAAGCTTAAGCTAAGTGAAGCTGCCAAAAAACGCCCAATGCGGTGCCGTAACGAAAAAGGTCAATACGCATGAGCAAGATTACTATTTCTGGTAACCCTTCTGGGACAGGTACTTTTACTATTGCATCTCCCTCGGGAAACACTGACAGGACGCTTACGCTGCCGGATGCTACGGGGACGGTGGTTACGGCTGACGGGTCGGGGACTATCCAGCCGACAAACATCTCTGACGGCACTACCACCGTTGGCACTGGCTATGTCGTGAATGGCAGCGCAAAGGCTTGGGTGAACTTCTCGTCTAATGGCGGTGGCACAGCTTCTATTAGGTCTAGTTTTAACGTGTCATCTATTACGGACGATGCAACTGGTCAGCACACAGCTACGCTTACAAGCTCAATGAGTAGTGCAAACCATACGCCAAGCCTCTCTGGATCAAGAGTTGGCAGTGGCGATTATCGTGGCGCTATTAACTTCAGAGGGTCAGGTGAATCTACCACTATAAAAAGTCAAACTGTGCAAGATACTTGGACTCCTTTTGATTGGGACTTTGTATTTTACCAAACATTTGGAGGCCTCGCATGAGCCATCTCTGGGACCGCCTAACAGAAGCCAAGAGCCGCCTTGCACCTGTGCAGTCAAAGTATCGTGTGCTGTTTGAAAACCCTCAAAAGCCTGATGCTCCTGCCGCTGTGCTTGTGCCTGACCCAAACTGGATGGCTGCTGCGCTTGCTGGTGGCATCCTTCCTCCGATTGAGGCGTATCTTCGTGACCGCAATGTGCCTGATGGGCAGCCGAAGGAACATCCATACGCTGATCCGATTGGCTCTATGACCGAGGAAGAGGCAATTGAATACCTAGTAATGAAGGACGTTCCAACGCATGTTTGGCGCGACTATGTGGGCAACAGATGCATAATGAAGATTGTTCCTGTAGAACTTGTGCCAAGCGACCGCAGCTTTCGCAATGCGTGGAAAATTGAACAGGAGATGGCCGCATGACCATTTACATTGACATTGCTGGTGATGTCCGTGACGTGGCATCCCTTACACTTCCGGCAGATCGTATTTTTCGTGGGGCTTGGCAATTCGAAGGCTCTGCTGTCGTAGTTGACATGGCTGCTGCCCGTGAAATCCACAAAGGCAACCTTCGCCGTGAACGTGCGCCCAAGCTGGTTGCGCTGGATGTGGAATACATGAAGACCCTTGAGCAGGGTGGTGATACTTTTGCTATCGCTGCACAGAAGCAGGCTCTGCGTGATGTCACAAACGACCCTCGCATTGAGGCGGCTGCAACGCCTGACGCTCTTAAAGCACTTACGCTTTCCGTTCTGGTAGGCATCGCCGAGGAGGCCAACTAATGTCGCAACTGAGAACCAACGCCATCCTTGACGCATCTGGCGGCACCACGGCGACCGTGAACGGCATTCCTTTGCGCCCCGGCGTTCTGGACCCTGAAAACCGCATCATCAACGGGGCCTTCGACTTCTGGCAGCGGGGGACGAGTTTTACGACTGACGGATACAGCGCAGACCGCTTCGGACAGTTTCGCAACAGTGCCACCGTTACGACTTCACGGCAGGCGTTCACTCTTGGCGATACGCTCGGCAACAATAGCCCGACCTACTTCTTGCGGCAGACTGTGAGCGGTGCGTCTGGTGTCGGCAACTACGCCTTAGTTACGCAGTCGATTGAAGGCGTCCGCAGCTACGCTGGTCAGACCATTACTGTCCTTGGGTGGGCGCGTAGGTCTTCCGGCTCTGGCAACATGGCTATCGACGCGGAACAGTCCTTCGGCTCTGGCGGTTCTCCGTCTTCGCGGGTGATTGCTATCAGCCCGACCACAATCACGCTTACTGGTTCGTGGGCACCCTTTGCTGCGGTTCTTACAATCCCGTCTATCACGGGCAAGACCTTGGGAACCAACGGCAATGACTACTTGCAGATTGACTTCTGGACCAGCGCCGGGTCGAACCTGAACGCATCCACCAACTCCCTCGGCCTCCAGACCATCGGGGTTGACCTGTGGGGCGTCCACATCAAACAAGGCACCCACACGACCTCTGCCGCGGACCTCTACAAGCAGCCTGAACTGGGGCCGGAGTTGGCGAGGTGCCAGCGGTATTACACCATTATTGATCACTCGGTGTCTGCTGCAATTTTTGGTGTGTGGAAGGCAACGTCACCTTTCAACATGCAAAACATATCATACTTTACCCAAACCATGCGGGCAGCGCCATCTATTGCCAATTTCGGGTCTGAGACTTGGTATAACGTCTCTACGCAAGCGTATTCAAACGGCCTGATCACTAGCTTTGTGGCAAACAATTCCTTTGTCCAGACCAGCATGGAGCCTTCGCCAGCAACAAGCGCCAGTGGTTATGAGGCTATTTTTGCTCGATTTAAGTTTAGCGCAGACGCGGAGCTTTGACATGAACACCATGAACATTACCTCGGCCAAATACGCCAAGGACAGCTTCTCGGGCGCTAACACCTCAATCTCTGCCACCATCAACGGGCAAGAGTGGTCCGTGCCTTTGACCCCCGGCAACCGCCACTACGACGAGATCATGCGTCAGGTCGAAGCGGGTGAACTCACCATCGCAGAGGCCGACTGATGTTCGCGCTGGATAAGCAGGCGCACTTCTGGGCTGGCATGGCTATCGCTTGCTTCTGCGTGGCTTACGGCACGGCTCCGTGGGCGGCTTTCGTGTTCACGGCCATTGTTGCTGCGGGCAAGGAAGTCTGGGATAAAGTAAGCGGCACTGGCACGTTGGACTTCTGGGACTTTGTGGCCACGTCGGTTGGTGCTATGGTTGTGCTTCCATTGGCGTTTATGCCCACTTGACAAACCAAATCAACTGTGGTATTATTGTCACATGAGTTCTTTATCAGTCAACGACACAATCCGTCTAGCTGCCGAGGCTGACTTAGAGACCTTCATCAAGCTTGTCGCTCCTGAGCAAGTCCTTGGTCAATGTCACTCTGAGTTGCTCGGCTGGTGGACACGTCAAGACAGCAAGACTCACCAACTCGTTCTGTTCCCTCGTGACCATCAAAAGTCTCGTATGGTAGCTTACCGGGTTGTGTGGGAACTTACGAAGAATCCTACGCTGCGTGTGCTCTACATCTCTGCTACGGCTAACCTTGCGGAGAAGCAGCTAGGCTTTATGAAAGGTATCTTTACCTCTGAGGTATATCGTCGTTACTGGCCTGAGCACGTCCATCCTGAAGAAGGTAAGCGTACTCGTTGGACCACCTCGGAGATTGCGTTAGACCATCCTCAGCGTAAGAAAGAAAACGTACGTGACCCTAGCATCTTCACTGGTGGCCTCACTACTTCCCTTACTGGTATGCACTGCGACATTGCAGTTCTTGATGATGTGGTTGTCTATGAAAATGCGTACACTAATGAAGGCCGTGACAAAGTAAGAAGCCAGTATTCTCTGTTGTCGTCCATCGAAGGTGCTGAGGCTCGTGAGTGGGTCGTAGGGACTCGTTACCACCCAATTGATCTGTATAACGACTTGATGCAGATGATTGAGGATCAGTACGACAAAGATGGTAACAAGACTGGTGAAGAGAACATCTACGAAATCTTTGAACGTGCAGTAGAAGATAGGGGCGACGGTACGGGTGAGTTCTTGTGGCCTCGTCAGCAGCGTAAAGACGGTAAGTGGTTTGGTTTCGACCAGCAGATTCTAGCTAAGAAGCGTGGGCAGTACCTCGACAAAGGACAGTTCAGGGCGCAGTACTACAACGATCCTACGGACCCAGATAACGTACCCGTAGGTTCAGACAAGTTCCAGTACTACGACCGTAAGCATCTCCACCTTGATAATGGTTACTGGTTCTACAAGACGCACCGCCTGAACGTTTACTGTGCAGTGGACTTCGCGTTTAGCCTTAGCAAGAAAGCTGACTACACTGCTATGGTTGTCGTCGGTGTCGATGGTGAGAATAACGTCTACGTCTTAGAGATTGATCGTTTCCGTACGGATCGCATCAGTGACTACTTCGACCATATACTGCAGCTTAGTAATAAGTGGTCGTTCAGAAAGATGAGGGCAGAAGTCACGGTGGCTCAGATAGCTATTGTGAAGCAGCTTAAAGAACTCATCAAGCAACATGGTTTGTCGATCTCCATCGAAGAGTACCGACCGAATAAGGGCAGTAAGGAAGAGCGTATCGCAGCCATCCTTGAGCCTCGTTACGACAACCTTTCGATCTGGCACTACAGAGGCGGTAATACTCAAATCCTTGAGGAAGAACTGTCTAGCCGTAACCCAGCCCACGACGACGTTAAAGACGCCCTAGCTTCTGCTGTCGACATGGCTGTGAAACCTATGAAGAACGTTCAGCGCAGCAAGAGTAGCAATATCGTCTGGGCTAACTCACGATTTAGAGGCAGTGCATAATGGCCGGAACTACCATCGAACTTGAGCACCTGCTTAACCCCGATACTCTCGCTGTCGAGATCGCTAATCGTTGGGTCGAGTGGAATACTCTGCGTGACAAGTGGCTTGTCGAAAAGAAAGAACTCCGTAACTACCTCTACGCTACGGACACTCGTACGACGAAGAATGCTGCCCTTCCGTGGTCGAACTCTACAACGACACCTAAACTGACGCAGATCATGGACAATCTCCATGCGAACTACTTTGCTACCCTGTTCCCTCAGCAGAAGTGGATGCGTTGGGAAGGCACCTCGGCTGCAGATGGCACTAAAGCTAAGCGTGATGTCATTCAAGCGTACATGGACAATAAGGTCCGTCAGTCTGACTTTGTGAACACCGCCTCTAGCCTTCTGTACGATTGGATTCAGTACGGTAACTGCTTTGCTACTGTCGAGTGGAACCAAGACTACAACGTCAAGGAATCTGGCGAAGTAACGACAAACTACATTGGGCCTCGTCTGGTCCGTATTTCTCCTTACGACATCGTATTTAACCCTACTGCTTCTGACTTCTACAAGACGCCTAAGATCATCAAGAGCATTCTTACCCTTGGTGAGATCAAACGGATGATCGACAAAGACCCGTCTAAGGCTCATTGGCAGGGTATTATCGACAAGATGATGTACGCTCGGGCCTCTATCCGTTCGGCTGACTCTGCGTATAACAAGGCTGACGGTTTCATTGCTGATGGCTTTACGTCGATCCAACAGTATTATGAGTCGGACTACGTTGAGGTTCTTACGTTCTACGGGGACATCTTCGACTACAACGAGAACAAGCTCCACTCGGATCGTATCATCACTGTTGTCGACCGTGCTTACGTTCTGGACAATGAAGAGAACCCCTCGTGGCTGGGCCATGCGCCTATCTTCATGTCGGGTTGGCGTCCTCGCCCTGATAACCTGTACGCTATGGGTCCGTTGGATAACCTCGTCGGTATGCAATATCGTATCGACCACCTTGAGAACCTTAAGGCAGACGTATTCGACCAGATTGCCTACCCTGTGATGAAGATTCGTGGGGACGTAGAAGACTTTGACTTCGCTCCCGGCTCTCGTATTTACCTCGGTGAGGAGGGTGACGTAGCCTACCTGCAGCCCGATGGCACGGCCCTTCAAGCTGACCTCCAGATTCAACTCCTTGAGAACAAGATGGAGGAGATGGCTGGTGCTCCTCGTCAGGCTATGGGTATCCGTACGCCCGGTGAGAAGACTGCCTTTGAGGTCCAGAGCCTACAGAACTCCGCCTCGCGTATCTTTGAGCACAAGACTGCCCACTTTGAGCGTACGTTCCTTGAGCCTATTATGAACGCTATGCTGGAAGTTGCTCGTCGTAACATGAACATGTCGGACACCATCCGGGTTCTTGACGACGCCACTGGGGCTATCTTGTTCCGTAGCATTACCAAAGACGATATCACTGCCAAGGGTAAGATTGTTCCTGTCGGTGCTCGTCACTTCGCTGAACGTGCTCGTCGGGTCCAGAACCTCACGCAGCTTTACCAGCTTAAGCTTGCCGACCCCACCATTGCCCCTCACTTGTCGGGTAAGGAGATGGCTAAGATCATGGCTGAAGAGCTTGGTGAGCCTCGTCTGTACGGTGAGAACATCAGCGTTATCGAACAACTTGAGACCCAACAGACCGTTCAGGAAGCCGAAATGGTTAACCAAGAACAACTGATGGCTGCTCAGCAGATGGGTGTTTAATGCAAGCTGTATGGCTTAGAGGCGTCAAGGACTCTGATCGGAACCAACGCAAACAAGAAGTGTTGTCGTACCGTAATGCCTTCGACGACCTACGTGAAATTCTAGAGCAGCACTATGTCCGTAAGGAAGCTGTTCGGGATTATTCCCCCGGTTGGGAATACAAACAGATCGCCGTGAATGAATATAACGCTGTTCTCGACGATCTACTCAACTTAATCGACCTTAACCACAAGGACTAACAATTTGACAAACGTGTTCGACCAAGCTCAGCAACCAACTGGGCAGAGTCAAGAGAGCCAAGCACCACAGATGACTGCTGAACAACAGGAGTCCTATCTAGCAAAGCTCGTCGCCACTAAGGGAGAGAACTGGAAAGACCCTGAAGTGTTGGCCAAAGGCAAACTCGAAGCTGATGGCTACATTAAAAATCTGGAAGAACAACTCGCGCAGATGCGTGAGGATATCCAGAAACAGGACTACGCCAAGACTCTACTCGAAGAACTGCAGACCAAGGCCATGTCGCCCACCAACGTGAAACCTGCAGTGGCTAACAACAATAATAACGGTGGCACTAATACTGATGGCAATACCCCGCCGCAAGTGAGTGAGGATATCCTAAAGAGCCTTGTTGAACAAACTCTGACTGCACGAGACCGAGATAATACTGTAAAGCAGAACCTCGCTCTTGTCGATCAGGAACTTGAGAAGACCTACGGCACTGAGGCCCCTGCCGTTGTCCAGAAGAAAGCCCAAGAACTTGGCTTGACTGTGCAGCGTCTACAGGAACTAGCGTCTGAGTCCCCTAACGCCTTCTTCAACCTGATTGGTGAACCGAAGAAATCCTTCCAACCTATTGTGTCGGGGACGGTTCGCACGGAAGGGGTCAACATGCAAGCTTCGGCGGAGCGTAATTTCGATTACTACCAAAAACTCCGTCGGGAAAGTAAATCCCTCTACTATACTCCCAAGATTCAACGACAGATGATGGATGATGCTGCTCGTCTTGGGAATAAGTGGAAACCATAAACTAGGAGAAGACTAAAATGGCTATGACTACTGCCAACATGAGTCTCCTTACTCGCTCGGAAGTATGGTCT